GTAAAGACCGTCGAGCGTGTCACAGGCAAAGAGTGTGGCTGTCCTGCCCGCCGGCGAGCGCTCAACGAAAAATTCCCGAGTTCGGCTAATGCTGGCATTGACGAAACGCCGAAAGAGTCGTAACGTCAATACCTCACCGCGGCCAAGCCGCAGAAAGCCACAACATGGAAGGTAACGAAACGCCGAGAGAACGCCTCAAGGGGCAACCCGTATGGGTCAAACTCGACCAGTACGCGCGGTTGCGTGCGCTCGCTGAGCGCGATGGCAAACCGTTGGCCGTGCACGCTCGCCGAGCCATCGAACTCTATCTGCGCCGAGCCGAGCGCAAGGGCGCCACAATTGAGGTGCGCGCATGACTTGGGCTTTATTCGTGCTCGTGTTCGCAGCGCTCGCGGGTGCGGTCGACTGGAGGGATTCGAAATGAGCGAGAAAGACGACATCACACGCAAACTACGGAAAATGATGGCCATGGGGGCGACGCCTGAACATGGGCTGATCGTCGTTCGGTGGCATTACATTTCCACGATGGAAGATTGGCGCAAAGATGTTGATTTGTGCGCCGATGCTGCGGACGATATCGAGCGGCTGCGCACTCAACTTGAGATGTGGCAAGACGGCAACATCATGGCGGAGTCGCACAGCGAAGAAATCGAACGTCTTCGCGCCGAACGCGACGAGGCGCGGCGTCATTGCTGTGAGTATGCAGCGATTGTTGCTAAAGCCGACACCGTGAAAGCAATGGAAACCGGTCGCTTTCATGAGGTAAAAATCAAACATATGAGGAATATGGGCTGGGACTGCTTCAAGGAGGAGAAATGAGCGGCCAAACAACCCAACAACAACGGGACGAGCACTGGCGCGAAGGTAGCGACGTCTATCAACACACGTACGCGTTCCATCATCGCGTTCTGCCGACCGCTCAGCGCACGCCCGACGCCGACGATGAGGCCGATGCGCTCTACTACTACGCGCGCGTCAATGAAGCCGCCGATCGCAAACTTGCCGAAGCGCTTCGCCGTGGCGCGGCACGGATTCGAGCGCTCGAGGCGGCGTTGTTCGCGAAGGCGACACCAACCGAAGGGAAGCCGGAATGAGCGAACTATCCAAAGCGCTCGCAGCGGCAGCTGTCCAGTTGACCGACCCGCCAGCGCTCGCCAATAACGCCCACTTCGGCCAACCGTACGCCGACCTGAAAGCCGTCGTGCAGTCACTGCGGCAACCGCTTGCAAAGAACGGATTGTCGGTTGTCCAAAGCCCTGCGGTGCGGATTGAGGGTGATCGGCGCATCCTCGACCTGACTACCCGTATCAGCCATGCCAGCGGTGAATCGGCTGAGTTTGTGTGCTCGTGGCCGTTGCCGCCGACGGCAAACATCCAACAACTGGGGGCGGCAATCACCTACCTTCGCCGCTATACCCTGTGCAGTCTCTTCAACGTGGTAGGTGATCCGGACGATGATGCCGAAGTCATCGTCGCACCAACTCGAAAGGAAAGAAATTGACCATCCAACAGCAAATTGAAGCGCTTGAAACCGTGCTTGCGAAACTCAAGGCACAGGTTTCGTCCGATCCGGCAAAGCGACCAACTCGACCACAGGAACCGACGACGGATATCAGCGTCAAGGTTGAGACGTGGAAGGTTGGAACCTCGAAGGCCACTGGCAAGCCATGGGCGAAGCTTGTGGACACGAACGGCTCAGAGTTCTTGGTCTTTGACGCTGACGTCATTAACGCCATGGACCCGCTGTTCAACAACGATGTCGTGATGCTTCAAACCTCGAAGTTCACAGACAAGGCCGGCAACGCAGCAGTCAAGGTTGTTGGATACAGTCTGCTCTCTCGAAGCGAGCGATCCGCTCGCGATCAGCGAGACATCCAGCGCGACGAAATCCCCTTCTAAGCATCTTTCCATTCCCGCGACAACCCACGTGCACCCGCGTGGGTTGTTGTTCAACCAAAGGAAGAAAATGACCATCCCCCCCCATACCCCCCCCTTGCACCCCCTTGACAGCGCGGTTACGCTCTGCCGCAGCGCAAGCGGAGGCGTGAGCGCGAAGCCTCAGCGAAGCAGTCGAACGCCGACAGTCTTGCGCAAGAGTCTGAGCGTAAACCAGCGCTTGTCTGCGGGTGTGCTCACAAGGGAGGTGCGACGATGAACATCGTCGAATCTGCCAACTGGCACAACAAGCGGAACGAACTGTTTCGCAAGTCAAACGGCTCAATGATCCAACTCGATAGGGAAACGACGACGGCAATCGCTGAGGCGTTGCCGTCGATGGACTTCGATAGAGCAATGCGAGCGCTCGCGGAATATCGCGAGCGAAAGCCATTCCGAGGATTCTGGTGGAATGACTTCTTGAGCGCATATGAGCGGGACGAGACAGCGGCTTCGGCTAAAGCCGCCGCTGCTCGCCCGCCAAGCGATCACGAAGAGCGGTTGAATACGCAAGCGAGGTTTGAGCAACGGCAAGAGGTGCAAGACTTCAACGCGTTGCCGATCGAGTTCGTGGCTGAGTGTCGAACGAAGTACGCGAACTGGGGGATACCGATCGACCCAACGCATCGAGGTTGGCGCTTGCTTTGCATTGACGCCTTCGCGGGAAGGGACGTCAACCCCTACCGCGTGCACGACAAGCGAGATCGCAAGCAAGCCGCCGTGCAGCCATTGACGAACGAGCAACTCAACAACCTCATCGAGTCGCTGCGGATGGAAAATTGGTTGTTGCGGGTCGAACTCGACCCCTACGTTGACGCTGAGCCGCTACCCTTCTGAAGTGTTTCGGGCATGGCTTCGTGCCATGCAGGGCGGTCCCAGCGGCCTCACGCGAAACATCCGCTGACTGCGGGCTCAGGGTCCGAGCAAAGAATCAGCCGTCACGGCGCAACGTTTGCGCGCACTTCCCGTAGGGCTTCGTGACACGAGCAAGGGTGCTCACACCAAACGCCGCCGACCATGGCGGCGTTTGCATTTAGTGCAACGTGCTACACTGTGGACATGAACAGCCGAGCGAAGGGGAAACGAGCCGAGTTGGAAGCCGCCCTACTGCTGACGCAGATGGGTCTAAAGTCTCGCCGAAGTGCTCAGTATTGCGGCTCCAACGGTGACGCCGATTTGGTGCTTGACGCCAACTTGCACGTTGAAGTCAAGTTCCAAGAGCAGATGCACCCCTATCGATGGATGGAACAGGCCATCCGCGACAGCGCCAAGACCAAGCGCAAGCCGATCGTGCTTTGCCGGCGCACCCGTTCGCCATGGCTGGTGATCGTTCAGGCCAGTGACCTAATCGCCGTATGTCGGGAGGTGCTAGATGGCATCGTTCGTGCACAGGTTGCAGATACCCACCATTCCATTCAGGGAACGGAATCGCAGCGAGAGGCTACGTGAGTTGGGCATTAACACTGGGTGGAAGTGGAGGAAATTCCGCAACCAGTTGCTCGCAGCGTCGCCGCTGTGCGCTCGATGCGCTCGACTCGGTGAAGTCGTTCACCACGTTGTGCCGCGTCACGTCGCGCCCGAGCGCATGTACGACGTAACGAACTGCCAAGTACTGTGCAACCGATGTCACGATGAGGTGCACGGCAAACGCCACACCTGAACGGCCCATATACCGAACAGCCTATTGAAGGCGTCCAATAGGCCGCAGAGTGGGGGGGGTAAGCCTCAAAAAAGGCCACCTTCGACGTCCCTCCTCTCGCTCACGTACAAAAAATCGCATTTAGTCCATGGTCGAGTCCGAATCAACCGTTCGTCAATACGCCGCCGACGTCGTGAGCGGCCGAATCCCAGCCGGCAAGTGGATCTACGCAGCGTGCTCGCGGTTCAATCGAGACCTCGAACGCAGCGACATCGTGCTTGAGTGGAACCGCGTCGCGGACGCCTTCGAGTTCATCGGCGGGCTGTCGCTGGTTGGTGAGGCCGACGGGGAGCCGTTTAAGTTGCACCCGTGGCAAGCCTTCATCGTGGCGAACCTCGTCGGCTGGCGCACCGCGGAGGGCCGCCGACGCTTCACGATGGGCATCATTCAGGTCGCCCGTGGCAACGGCAAGACGACGCTCATGGCGGCGCTCGGTCTGTACGACTTCATGAGCGGCGCCGGCAAGAGAGTGCACGTGCTCGCGAACAAGGTTGAGCAAGCGCAGATCCTCGTCGACACCGCGCGCACGATGGCTCGGCGGCTCGACGATCCAAGCGTGAAAGTCAAGATGTCCGACTTGACGCGGACCGACGAGGACTGCGAGTTCAACGCATTAACTTCGCGTGAGTCGTCGCTTGACGGTCTGAACCCGTCGTTGTGGATTGCCGACGAAGCCGCCGAGTACCGCGGGAGCGTGCTGAACAAACTCATCACGACGGGCATGAAGCGCAAGGAAACGTTGGGCGTGATCATCTCGACGCCGGGCAGCAACACGGAAAGCCATTACGAAACGCTTTGCTCAGGCGCTCGCGCCGTGCTGTCGGGAGAAGCTGAGGATGACGCGACGTTCGCCATGCTCTACGGCATTGACCAGAACGACGACATCGCCGACGAAGCGGCGTGGCCGAAGGCCAACCCCGGCATGCAGTACGGGCAACCCGACGCCGCGAGCATCCGCCGGCTCTACAACACGATGAAGCGTGACCCTGGCCAGCGCTCGGAGTTCTGCCGCTACCACTGCGCTCGGCTCAACGAGGATGTCGGCGGGTGGCTCGATATGTCGTACTGGCCGACGGCAACCGTCGTCGATTGGGCCGAACAACGCAAGCGGCAAGCGTGGGTTGGCATTGACCTCAGCAAGTCGCTCGACATGTCGGCTGTCGTTGTGGCGATCCCCCAAGAGAACGGGAACATCCTGCTCCGTGGCCACTACTGGTGGCCAAGAGCGAACGTGGCCCAGCGCGAACTGGATTACCGAATGCCGATTCGCCGCTACGCCGACGAAGGCAAGATCAACTTGACGCCGGGCGCCGAGATCGACCACGAAGCCATCGCACAGAAGATGTCCGAGATCATCGCGGAATTCGACGTGCAACTTGTCGGATATGACCGATGGGGAGCGTCGTATCTTGCGCAGCGGCTCGCCGAAATTGGGGCGCCGATCCAAGCCTACAGCATGGGCTCAAGCACGTTCGCGCCGGGCTGCCAGTTGTTTCAGAACCTTTGGGTCGGCCGCAAGTTGGTAATCGGTGACGATCCGATCCTGCGGCGCGCGTGCGCCGAAGCCATTCCCCGAACGGGCATGAGCGGATACGTGCGACCCGAGAAGCCGCGCGACCACAGCGCCATTGACCCGCTCGTGGCTTCGATCATGGCCGTCCACTGCTGGGGAGGAAAGCGCAGCAGTTGTTACGAATCCGAAGTTTAGTCCGAGACATGAAGCGGCAAACTTGTCGCAATGCGCAACATGTTGCGCAGTCTGTTGCATCGTTGGTTGGGGCACTGGGGCACGCATGGCGTGATCCTCCCGACGTCGTTTGACGTCGCGGGTATGCCAACGATTACGCCAGGCACGGCGCTCGCGTATACGCCCGTCTACCGCGCGGCTTCGCTGATCGCGAACGATGTCGCACGCGTACCGCTCGACGTCAGCGAGCGCACCGCGAACGCGTTGCTTCAGCAACCTAATCGCTGGCAGAATGGGTTTGAGTTCCGTCGAGCGCTCACGATGCAAGCGCTGCTGTACGGCAACGCGTTTGCAGTCATCAACCGAACGCTCGGTGGCGAGTTGCTTGAGTTGCTTCCGCTCGACATCGAAAGCGTGTCGCTCGATCTCACGAAGCCCGAGCCTGTTTACAAGACGCGGTTGTACGGCGATGTGCCGATGTCCTCGATGCTGCACCTGCGAGCCGTCGGGCTCGATGGCTTGTGGGGTGAATCGCCTGTGCGATTGTGCCGCACGTCGTTGCAGATTCTCGCAGCACAAGAGAACTCGCAACTTGAAGTGATGAAGAACGCGGGAAACCCGAAGCTTGCGTTCGTGCATCCGGGCCCGCTGAGCGAAGGTGCTCGGCAGTCCATCAGCGAGAAGTTCCTACAGCATCACGCTGGCGCTGAGAACGCCGGCAAACCACTTGTGCTCGCCGAAGGTATGCGCGTCGAGCGTATTAGTTCCACGCTCGACGATGCCGGCATCGCCGCGGCTCGACGTTACAGCGTCGAAGATGTCTCGCGCATCTATGGCGTGCCGACGTCGTACCTGAGCGAGCACAGCGCGAACGCCTACGGCTCGATGGAATGGTTGTCTCGCATGTACGTGGACGCGTGCTTGCAGCACTGGTTCTCGACGTGGGCGGCAGAGATCGTGGCGAAACTCGCACCGTTCGGCTCGGCGACGTTTGACGCTGACATGATCTCTCGGCCGTCGCTCGCCGAGCAGATGGCGGCGCTGCGCACTGGCGTCGAGTCCGGCGTGATCACTCGCAACGAAGCGCGCGAGTACTTGAACCTTGCGCCGCTGGACGGGCTGGATGAACCAATCATCGCGAAGAACATGGGCACGGGCGGCGGCAGCACAAACCTCGGAAGTGACACGAGCGCAGGGAGCGTCCATGACTTCGCTTGAACGTCGCAGCGTCACCATCGGTGCACCAGCCGGCCGCACGCTCTCAGGGCTCGCGATTCCGTACGGCAAGTGGAGCCGCGAAATCTCCGAGCCATTCAACCCGCAGTTCCGCGAGCGAATCACCCGCGGCGCCTTCGGCGACCTCGCCGGCGCCGACATTAAGTTGCTCTTCAACCACAACGCGAGCGCGTTGCTCGCTCGCACGCGCAGCGGCACGCTCACGCTCAACGACACTGCGAGCGGGTTGCGGTTCACCGCGGATCTCGCCGAGACGAGCGTTGGAAACGACGTTCGCGCGCTGCTCGAGCGCGGCGACTTGAGCGGCGAGATGTCGTTTGGTTTCTACGTCGATCGCGACGAGTGGAACCCGCGACGCACCGAACGCACCGTCACCGCGGCTCGACTCGTGGAGTTGAGCGTTGTTGTCGATGCCGCGTACGGCGACAAGACCAATTCGAGCCTGCGGAGCGTGTCCGCGGCTGCAACGGAGGCCGCCCGTCTGCGGCTCGAAATCCACAAGCACAGGATGAAAGACCATGTCTGAAGAGTTGAACAACATCGAAAGCACCGTTCACGAGTACCGCAAGACCCTCGAGGGATTCGCCGCACGCACTGGTGCCAAGACGCACCACGTCGAAATCCGCGGTAGCGGCGAAGAGCGCGAGAAGATCGCGCGAATCGATGCCGACCTCGACGCCGTCGAGCGTGCAGCAAACGACCGTGCCGCACTTCGCGCTGCGCAAGAGCGCTTGA